GATAATAGTCGTGCTACTTCACGTTGGAGTATGACAGATACAGATTATACACAAGTAGTAGGTTCTTTTGATGAAGAACAAATAAAAGCTGCTGAAAATTTGCATAAATTAGTAAAGGCTACACAAACTCAAAAAATAAATACTATTGAAAAAGAAGCACCTAAAGGTGAAAAAGTTCCTTGTCCTGTATGTTCTACCTCTTATCCTGTGGATAAAGCTAGTGCGTTGGCTAAAAAAGCATTTAGGTTTTTAAGAGCATTAGGCACAGTACCGTGGTTTACATACAGTATAGATGTATTAGCATTTATTACTTCTCTTGTATTGGTTCCATTTTTTTCAATAGCACAGGCAGCTGCAATTAATGGAGGAAGTTGCGGAAATCCTGATTGTAAAGGGGGACAAGTTCCTTCACCTCAAAAAGCAATAGAAAAGGCAAATAAAGTAGCTACTAATGATTTAAAATCTAAACAAGATCAAATAGGTAAATTAGAACAACAAATGGGTAACGGGGGTACTCATTCTGTAGTAGCTTCAAAAGATATTGTTTTGTCTGCGGGATTGGTGTTGGATGATCAGCCAGTGTATTCAAAAACTGGTAGTATATCACATGGTTGTTCTGTAGGGCCTGCTAAGAGTGCTAGAGGCACTATGATAGTTAAAGCTACTGGAGTGCCACAAGTAATGCATACAGAGGCCACTCAGTTGCCTGGTGGTAATATAATGTTGAGAGGGGGAAGTAAAATAAAAATTATAGCAGGTTCACCGGGCATAGATATAAACACTAACGGCAAAATAACTATAGGTGGTGGTTCTGTAGAAATTGTATCTGCAGATAGTGATTTGATATTATCATCCCCTACGATGACTATACTTAAAGGTAATGGTGTTACTATAGATGCAGATGATAGATCTGGTAAGGGAGGAGGATTAATTATTAATTCAAATCAAACCAAAGTTAGGGGGTTGGGGGTAACTGGTAATATGATGTTGGGTGGTGGCTTGAATATGAAGGGGGAACTTAGTGTTCCATATTTGAATACAGTAGGACAGAGATCTCAAAGTGGGTCCGGTTCACCCCCAGATCAACGTGTACCTTTTAGTACATGGGCTGTAGGCCCTTTGCAAATTAATGACACTTTAAATACAATAAGAACAGCACTTACGCATTTTGCAATGCCAGCCGCTCTTCTCAATATAACAAATATTGTAAAATTAATACAACAAATATATAATAAACTATACACAATAACCGTTATAGAACCCATAACCACTGGATTAGCTGTGGGATTTATATATAGTGTAGTATGGAATTGGCATCATAATCATATGAATGAACCAGAAGACCATCACCATGATTACACTCAACCAAGAGGTACTTATTTTGATGATGAATCTGGTGTTCATCAATCTGCGTGTGACGAAAGTCACATACCAACCAGAGCCCGTAAAAAAGGCACAGGACCTGATGGGGGACCCAAAACACTAGCGGGTTGCGGTGGCTTTGGTTTTGGAGGAGGCGGAAGTAAAATGGGATCAAAGTTAAATTCTTTTGGTATATCAGATCAAGTTGAAGGGTTTACCGGAACAAGATTGGGAGATAAAAATTTAAAATTTGAATATAACAAAGATGGTACCATAAATGTTATAACACCAGATGAATATAAATGTTAAAATTTATTATTGTTTACCCAACCAATTAAATTTTGGTGTCAATACAGACCAAACATTGGTGACAACATAACAGGTTACTCTATCTGGCCCTGAATTTTGTTGACTACCATAACCTTGCGAATAACCTATTTTACAAGGTGCACTTGCTGAACCAGAAGCTCCGTTGTACGTCCGTTCAAATTTAGCTATATTAATATCTTTAATAACTGTTTTAAATTTATTATTACCTGCTTTTAATAATATATTAAAAGCATAACGGGAATAAGAATCCCTCCAAAACCTTACACGATTCCATTCCCAATCATCCCATCGTCCTCTATCAAAAAAAACAACACAAAAGGAACCATTATTGTAAGGGCTTATAATAATGTCTTGATCTCCAAAATTAATAGGTGTTATATGGTCTTCTTTAGGATATGATATTAATCGATTGCCTGTAGGCACTTGTGTAGGTAAAAGGCCATCCCATTTTTCATTACTCATGTATATGTCAGCAGCTGCTCTGCCGTTTTGAGAAAAAGAAATATTAACATAAAGTTTATCAGGTTTAAATAAACTATTCAAACCCTCCATATCTTCATCCAATTCTTCATTTTTTTCTGGCCACATAGGTCCACTAATTACATCCATCAAACCCATGTCAAACCCTTCATCAGATCCCAAACCTTGTAAAAAAATTGTCTGTAATTTTTTAGGACTTCCTACTATAAGAGGCTTACCCAAAGCATTAGAAACATAATCTTTTTTGTCAAAATAATATTTATAATATATAGGTTTTGATTCGCCTTTTTTAGTTAATTTAACATAAAAAACTGGAGCGCCTCCTCCTTTTTTTATTTTTTCTAAATCGCCATCACTTAAAGTATGCAATTCTATATCCCATCCTTTGGTGAGATAATTTTCATTTAAAAAATCTACAAAATCATTTGCGTGTTTGTCTAAGGCATTTAACCACACATCTGTAACATAACTAGTAATCGAATCATATGTAAACATCTCTGTGTCGGGTGTTTCACATTTACCGTAAAAGGGTATTTCTTTACCATCAGCATCACACAAAACTCCATTTGTTACATGACAACCTTCTTGTAAAACTTGCAATTGAATACTTAAAGGTTTTAAGTATCTTTCCAAAGCAACTGTCATCAATTCCCCCATACTAAGACGTGGATCCCCCACACCTTGCATGCCGGTAAGAGCAGATATCCATACACTATTATCATACGGAGTTGCTTCTCTTAGTACTGGATCTAAATCTTCTCTTTGAGATAATTTAAGAATATTACACAAATATCCTGTTAAATCATCACCTAAACCTTCTAAATTAGGTCCTAGTTTAGGGACTGTACTAAAATCAAACCCGCTTACTTCACATACATCTGGATTTAAATTTTTTGACATATAACAATGTTATTCTTCTTGATTGTTTTGATGACATTGTTGTATGAAAACATTTTTTAAAAACTCCATCAATGCATCCTTATCTTTTGGAGTTCCGTAGCTTTGAATAATTACTCGTTCATCTTCCATGGTATAACCTAACAAAATAAAAGAATTTAAATATTCTTCATTAACACCTTTCAAAATAGTGAGATCTCTCATCATAACACTATTATGTCCTTCATTAGTTTTGAGCCATTTATCCATACTTTTTTTAAGTTCAACGGCATTCAAAGTATCATATAACCTGTTTTCTATTAATTTATCTTTTTCTTTTTGAGAAACTTCTTCTGGCAAAGTAATAGTCTCGGGCGGTATTTCTGTTTTTTTTCTTTTTTTATTCACAGCAATACTACTTATCTTTTTTCAAATATTAAGCACCCCTGTATGTAGGGGCTTTAATGTTTATATTAAATTTAACTAAGTATTCTATAATAATTTCTATAGAAGAAGTTTTAATTTTGAAGTGAGAAGGGATATATTGATCCCCGTCATACATTTCAAAAAATTCTTCACCCAAAAAACTTTTATTGTTAAAACAAGTTATCATAATAGAACACCCACCAGGATCTATTATGATAGTCCAACTGCGGGAATCTTGTTCACTATAATTAGATATAAGTTTATCTGCAATATATCCACTATCTCTTAATCTTTTTATAAAATAGCTTACAGTTGTTATTTTAGGCTTAGCCATATTAATATAAATTTATTCGTTATATTTTATTTAACAAGAGCAGAAGTTATATACTTTATATTAATATCGTCTCTTTCAGTAATTTGAAAAATTAAAACCTTATATTGATTATTAATTTTTACTTTAATGTTCTGTTTTGAAGAAGTTAAACTTTTAAAAATTTCCATATTAACCGGCACTGGATCAATATCTGAACCTGTGAAATTATCTGAAATTTTTAATGTCATATTATCTATATTTTGAGCTTGGCGATCATTCAATTCCGCATGTACAGATTGATCCTTTGTATAAAGATATATTTTAGACACAGCTGATGTGAATGTATATGCTGAAATAATTCTTTTTTGTTTTTCTGGTGTAATCTCAAACTCTGTGTCAAATGACAATTGAGACATTTTTTGTATATTAACGGGAGATACAGGAATAACACTATCGTCTACTAAATGATATTTAAAAAACGTAGTGTTTTCCTGGTCCTCTACAGACTCACATTTAATATTATTACCATCATATTGTAAGCTAAAATTTTCTCCGTCTAAACAATCAAGTCCACATAAAAATCTTTTAATATCTATTAAATTAAGTCTTATATTTTCATCAATACTTTGTTTTAATTTTCCACTAACATATAAAATAACTACATTATTTGATGAGGTGCATAATGAATATATATTATCATTTTCAATCCTCAAAACACAACTTTCAGTTAATCTATTAACGGGTTTTAATATATTTTCTAAAAAAGTTTTTGATAAAATTATTTTATTATTGGTCATTATGATTTTTACTCATATTATGAAAAACTTTACCAAACATACCAGATATTTTGGTTAAATTATTATTAATTTTTTCCATATTGCATCTAATAGATTTAATATCTTCTCTCAATTCATCAGACAGATTTACACTTGAATTGACTGGAGGTTGATGATTAAATAATGGTGCCTGCTGTTGAATATTATTTTGATTTCCTTCTCCATGTCTCATTTGGGGAGGGGAATTTATAGGTGCCTTGATGGCACCTATAAATTCATTCATATTAATACGTGAAGCTGGCACATTAGATCTCTCTGTAGCATAATTGTCTATTTCTGTAAGATTTGAGCTTACCATTTTAGCCAACAATGCAGCTTCTAATGCGTCTTCATTAATCATATTATCTCAAATCCCTTCCGGCATTAATAACCGACACAGCTGTGCTAGAGTGGATCGACTCATAATGATTTACTACAACCAAATAATCTTTAATTCGCCCATCAAGATCTTTATCCAAAACTTCACCCACTTTACGAACCATATCTTCTACAAAGACTGGATTTTCATACATGAGTTCTGTTTGATATGCTTCATCTACTCTTTTTAAAGCATTAACAATAGGTGCTGAACAACTATCTTCGACTGCCAAAATAAGATCTTCAAACCAATATAAATTATCTCTATTTTTAATATCAGACAGCTCAACTGTTACATCACCATATGATTGTTGATTATGGGCTCCATAATCACTGATCTCCTTGGAACAAGGGCATAGGGAAGCATACAATACATTGGCATGTAAATAGAACTTCTTTTCACCATTAACCAGTCGTCCTTCAAAGGAACCTTTATAATCCATATGAGACTTAACCTTTGATACCGGAGCTTCTTTGACAAGAAAATAATCAAATTTAATTTTGATATATGCATTCTGTGATTTAAGTCGGGTTTGGCATTCATCAAGCAAAAGATCCATAACCTCATCAATGCGGTGTGTTTTATTTGCTAATACCTCTTCTACCAAGATACGATATCGGCTCATATTAGTGCCCTTCACCTCTGGCGTCAGATCAGTATACATACTAATAATTGCTTTGGTGGGGTTAATAGATCCGTCCTTGCGGATAATTTCCATAGGCACTACAATATTACGTGATCCTACTTTTGGAATATATTTTTTAGGGAATCCGTCAATTGTGTTTTGGATGTCTGGTATTTCGTCATTGGTTTTTTTGCGTGGCATATTTTTGTTGTTTCTATTGGTTATAAAATTAAAGGTCTTTAAGAATTTCTTGAATTTTGGCATCAGTGTCGAGAAAATCATCGGACTCTTCTGTTGTTGTGTTGGTTGTTGTGTTAGTTTGTTGTTGTGTAATTTTAACATTACTATTAAATTCTTCAACTTCATCATTTGATGGTTGGGGAATTGAAGGAGCTTCAAGACCTAGAAAATGTACATCTAATAACTTTTTAAGATCATCATAAGATTTGTGTTCAAAAATGGAGTCAAGTGGTTTAAAGTTTGAATATACTTCTTCTGGTTTATCTAAATTATCCACCTCACATGGTGATGTAAATTTAGAGCTGACATAGGTAGGATACCCACCATCATTTTCTTCCACTTTAATTTTCAAATTGCATCCGCTTTCACTGAAGTCAAAAATACGTGATCCGAATTCATCC